TGGTTTGGATGGGATGTATCTAAAGTTGGTCCGGTTACAGATAAAGGTGTTTATGCGATTGCTAAAAATTTTGCTGAAAAAAACAGCAAAGGTTTAGTGAAAGTTAAACACGGATCTGAAGAAGAACAAAAGCGAACATCTTTTAACCTATAAAGTTCCTCGGGGAGTGGGCGGAGAAGCGAGAGTGGACCCGCCCATCTTAATAAAAATAAAATATGAACAAAGAACCTATAGATTATAGAGATTGGTTAGATTTGGGAAGGGTAATTATACCCTGTTATAAGGGTATACCTAAAAAAGGAATTATAAAATATACCAATGAAAATTTTAAAATAGAGAAAGATATATGGAAAAGAGATCACGAAACAGCAGAAATAGCCTTAAGACTTGATAACGATGTTGATTTAGACATTGATAATGAATTAGTAAAAAATTTTATAAACTACTACGTTAGCGACTGTGGCGCAATTTTTGGAAGAGAGGGTAACCCCTCTAGTCACTATCTTTGGTCCAATAAAAATAAAATTCCATTTAAACAATTTAGTTTACCAGATGAATTTGAAAAAGATTATGAAAATTTTGACCATGGTGCAATGATATGTGAATTAAGAACAGAAAGAAGAAGATATACAATAGTCCCAGGATCTTTACATAGTAAAGATAAAACAAATGTTAGATGGGAAAAATATCAAGAGATAAGAGAGTACGAAGGTAATTTGTCTTTAGACGTTGGTAAAGTAGCATTATCAGCTGCTTTAACAATCATATATCCGGGCCAAGGAAAAAGAGATGAATACTGTACTGCGGTCGCAGGAATACTATTAAAAAATTCAGATTGGACAGAAGAACAAATAGATTTGTTTGTTTCTAGAATTGCAGAGGCAGCCAATGATGATGTCAAAGAAAGATCAAAGAAAGGAACTACGACTTCTAAAACAGATAGAAAATTTGGTGTAAATAAAATTTCAGAGTTAACAGGATATAGTCATAGAAGCATACAAGGTTTGTTTAATTGGATTGGAATATTTCAAGAAATGACAAATCAAATTTCAAACGACATGATTGAAAAGATCGTGGAGTATGGAGCAGACAGATATTATGTATATTTAAATGTTCCAGAAAAAGACCAGATATTTAAAAGAAGAATAATAGTTAATGGAGCAACCCTTATGAACCAAAAACTATTTTATGAAGCAGCGATGAGTCAAGCACGTGCTTGGCTTCCAAGACAAAAAGCAAAAGACTTTGAGACAATGATGGTTGCTAAATTTAACGCGAGAGAAAAATCAAAAGATTATGTGAAAGAGGCAGAAGATGATTATAAATTTAAGAGAATGTTTTTAGATTATTTAGACACGAAAGGAGTTTATACAGATAAAGAACAGCTTTTTATACATAAACTCCCACACTACAATACAAAAAACTCAACCATTGAGTTTGATTTAAATAATTTTGAAAAAGAATTAGCAAAAAATAGAGTCAACATGGCAAGAGTTGATCTCGTCATAAAAGTGCAAAACATATTAAAAGCACAGAAGTATCATGGAAAATACAAAGAAAAATCTTGTGCTTCCTGGAAAATACAAGGGCAAGGAATTAATAATGAGCAAATAATTTGGGAAGGAGAATCTGTGGTTATAGAAAATCAAGCAGGGAAAACAGATGAATAATGAAAAAATACCAGAGTTTGTACCGGGACCACCAGGAACTGGTAAGACTCATAGATGGTTGAAGAATAACTATACTGACTTTTTACAAGGATATTCGTGGGATAGAATAGTTGTTTTATCTCATACAAATACCGCAGCAAAAGAAATTGTAAAAGCAGTTAACAATTTACCAGAATTGAAAAATATACCCGATACAAGATTGGAAGACCAAATTTGTACTATACATTCATATTTTAGAGGAGAGTATCTAAAATTACAAAAGTATGACCGCGAACAACATAAAAAGTTTTGTAGTGAAAATGAAGAAATGAAGTTTTGGAAAAAACCCAAGTCATGGGAAAAGCATCCGCTTTATGAATTTAGTTCTCATGCACATGGAAAAGAGTTAACTCTCGATGCCTACTGGGCGGTATGTGATTCGCAACGATATGAACCTTATAACTTACATACTTTAAAGAAATTGAAAAAGAGATATGATAAGTTTAGAGAAGACCATAAAAAATTATCTTTTGAAGATATGATAGATAATTTTCTTTTTCGTGCAGAAATTCCAAAAGACATAGATATTTTAATAGTAGACGAAGCTCAAGATTGTAGCAAACCTCAAATAAAAGCTTTGCAAAAAGCGGCTACATTTGCAAAAAGATTTATTTTTGTAGGTGATGCAGATCAAACTATTCATGAATATGCTGGATCAGATCCAAATTATTTTTATAAATTAGCAAGCACAAAAGAGTCAAAGGCCAATGAACTTACTGAAGGTTTAAGATGTGGTAGGACTATAAATCAAATATGTAAAAAGATAATATTACCTGTCTGGAAAAAATGGGGTGTTTATGCAGAAAGAGTCTGGACTCCAGCAAAAGAAAACCCTAATGATCCTAATTCTAAAGAAATAATAGGAAAATCATATTGGATTCCTAGTTTAGATCAATCATGTATAGCAAGTGACATTTTAATTGAAAAAATATTAAACACAAATGAAACTTTTTTGTTCACATATCGGGGAAACCCTACTCACAAAAAGATAAACGAGTTTCTTGAAAAAAATGGTATTGATTATAAACTTGTATCAAATGACCATCCTCACGTCTCCAGGGGACATTTTAGGTGTTTTAAAACGTGGCAAAATTTTAAAAATGACAAAGTTTCAAAAAGACAAATAATGGATTACTGGCCTTTAGTGGGTAAATCAGTGAAAGTTTATGGTAAAGGTTCTGTTGAGACTTTAAAAAAAGATTTAATTGATAAAGAGTACAATATTCAAGAGTTAATAGATAGGGGTTTTATTGTTCCTGAAGCTAAAAAATATCAAAATTTTTCAGAAGTTTTAACCTACAAAGATTTAATTCCTAAAATACCTTTTATTAAAAAAGTTTTAGCTAATGGAATGGACACGGAAAAAATGCCTAGAGTCCAACATGACACAATTCACAAAGTTAAAGGTTTAACTTTTGATAATGGGATAGTTGATTTATCAGTTTATTATACAGAACGCGGAGATGAACCACTAAGATTAGCTTACACGGCTTATAGTAGAGGGAGGAATGATTGTTGGAGCATAGGGAGTTCTTCTCCCGGAAGGTTGTCTTTAGCTGGAATACAAGCGAACAGAAGATATTATTTAGAATAATGACTGAAGAAGAATTTTATAGATTTATAATGAGAATGGAAAGAGAAATTAATGGAGAGGAAGAAGAAATAGAATATGTTGAGGGGGAGTATGAGTAACGTATATAAAAAACAAGTAGGAGGATCTCATTATCAATCGATGAAGATTCAACCTTCAGAATTTATAAACAAAAATAATTTGCCTTTTGCAGAAGGGAACGCTATAAAATATTTGTGCAGACACAAACAGAAAGGACAAAAAAAAGATTTAGAAAAAGCAATTCATTACTGTCAAATGGCAATCGATAGAGATTATCCAGAAAAAAAAGACTTCTTAGAAGAAGCTGAGAAAGAGAAAAAAGAATTAAAAGAATGTTATGAAGAAGCAAAAAGACAGACAGAAGAACGTAAATCAAAAGAATGGCTTAAAGGCTACAACAAATGGAAAAATAATGTGTAATACTCCAGAAGATTTAGATCTAAAAGGTATAGATACAGTAGCTATTGACATAGAAACATATGATCCTAACTTAAAAACAAAAGGGTCAGGTGCAATAAAAGGTAATGGTTTTATAACTGGAGTCGCTGTTGCAACAGGGAAAGATACTGTTTACTTCCCTTTACATCACTCTGACGTTGTTAAATCAGATGATGAGAAGAAAGAGTTTTGGGCTCAAATGAATAAAAAACTTTTGCAAAACGATAAAATTACAAAAGTATTTCATAATGCAATGTATGACGTTTGTTGGCTTCAAGCAGTAACCTGTAAGAAAATAAAAGGTCGTATTGTTGATACAATGATAGCTGCCTCTGTGATTGACGAAAATAGATTTAAATATTCACTAGACTCTTTATCAAGAGACATTCTTGATGATAAAAAATATAAATATGATTTAGAAAATTTAGTTTTAAAAGAGTCTAACGGAGTTAAAAAAAATGCTATATCTAATATGCACGAAGTGCCTTCTAATATAGCCAAAGAATATGCCAAACAAGACGTTAATTTAACTTTAAGATTATGGGTGTTGTTTGATAAAAAATTAGACGAAGTATTATACACTAAAAAAATTAAAGATAAAAACGGTAAAGTACAGGAAGAAAAAAAAACTTGTAGAAAGATTTTTGAATTAGAAACAAGATTATTTCCTTGTTTAGTTGAAATGAAAGAAAAGGGAGTTAGAATAGATACCCAAAAACTTGAAAGTCTTGGAGAAAAATTAAGATTTAGAAGAGACAATCTTTTAAATATAGTAAAAAAACACACTAAAATAACTCTTCAATTGTGGTCTGCAAACTCTATAAAAAATTTATTACGTAATCAAAAAATAACAAACTATGAAAAGACTCCTAAATCTGGAATGCCTAAACTTCCAAAAGATTATTTAAAAACACATTCAAATAGATTTTTAAGAATGGTGTCGAAAGCCCGAGAAGCTGACAAAGCTGTAAATACTTTTATTGAAGGATTAAGAGGATACCTTCATCATGGAAGAATACATGCAGATATAAATCAGATTAGATCTGATAAAGGAGGGACGGTCACCGGAAGATTTTCTATGAGCAATCCCAACTTACAACAGATTCCAGCGAAAGGATATATTGGTAAAAAAATGAGAGAGTTATTTATACCTGAAGATGGGCACGAATGGGGTAGTTTTGACTACTCGCAACAAGAACCAAGAATTGTTGTTCATTACGCTATTAAACATAACCTATCAAAAACAAAAGAGCTAGGAGATAAATTTGAAAAAGATAAAGCAGACTTTCACAGAATTGTAGCTGAGATGGCAAACATACCAAGAGAGCAAGCTAAAACTATTAACCTTGGTTTATTCTACGGTATGGGCAAAGGTAAATTACAACAAGAACTTAATCTAGATAAAGTTCAAGCAAAAAAATTATTTGATACTTATCATGAAAAAGTTCCTTTTGTTAAAGAATTATCAGATAATCTAATATATTTTGCTAAGGATAACAAATTAGTTTTCACTCTTGAAGATAGATTCTGTAGGTTTGACAAATATGAAAATGTCAACAAAAGATGGAATAACGAGCTACGTAAGTTTGAGGAGTGGGACCCTGAATTTGAAGAAGAAAAACAAAAAGATGGTACGATTAAATATAAAGGGGATTGGATTCCTCCTAGACTTATGTCAAGAAAAGACGCCTGGTCTAAATTTAAATTACAATTTAATTCCAAGTCTAAATCAAAAGAAGAAGGTGGTTTAGGAAAAGTTGAAGATCTTACTGAACAAGAAAGAGAAGATTGGTTTAAACAATATTTTACTCCTGCTTTTACTTACAAAGCGTTAAACAGATTAGTTCAAGGATCAGCGGCAGATATGACAAAAAAGGCAATGGTGTTGTTATATGAAAAAGGAATTGTGCCTCATATACAAATACATGATGAGTTATGTATATCTATAAAAAACACACAACAAGCAGAAGAAATTAAGAAGATAATGGAAACAGCAATAAAACTTGAAGTTCCTAATAAAGTAGACTATGAATTTGGCCCTAACTGGGGTAATATAAAATAGGAGGAAACTATGGAAAAAGTAAAACAACTATGGGCACTAGCGCAAGCTAATCCAAAGATATCTATCGCTATAGTAGTGGTAATTATTGCCATTTATTTTTTAG